GTCGAAGAAGTAGCCCAAGTCGGAGCCAACAACTTTCATGTCGTATGCCATTTTCGCTTGGATATGCTCGGCAACACCAACACGGCGAAGCGCATCATCCGAGAACGACTCAACAGAGATGCCGAGGTTCTGAACGCCTTGCAGGTTGTTCCATGCAAAGGTAAGGCCAGCAGCAGGGGTCATGAGACCAGCCGAGGAAGGTGTATGAACCAGAAGGGCATGTTTACCACCGATAAACGAGTTGCTCTCTGTAATACCTTCTGCCGAAGTGTTCTGAACAGCTTCCATGACGTAGAAGTTCTCTACCTCAAAGATTTCAGCCAGTTTCGCATCGGTGATCTTTGCAGTGTTGGAGACAGTTGCGCCACCATTCAGGCGTGCAAGGATGTCAGGGTGGTTGATGAGGATGTCACGAACCTCTTTACCAACAACCATCGTGTTCGGCTTGAAACCACCAGACTTCAACTGCATGGTGCGGCGAGCATTCGTCACATCTACAATCGGAGTTGCGTTGGTGTAGTCGGACCACAGGCTTGCAGGAGTAGATTCAGAACCCCAAACACTAGCAGCAAAGAAAGTGTTTGCAAAGTCGATTTCACGGTCGATGAGGAGGTTGGTCATCAGCGTCTGAGCACCAGCGGCACGGATTTCCAGAGCGGCATCTTCGTTAGCCAAAGTCTGCTCATCAAAGTCCATACCAAGACCGTAGACATCAGCACGGTAGTTGTCCGTCGAAACCGACATACCAATGCGCTGGACTTCGGTGCGCGGAGCAAGAGCTTTACGCTCCCCACTACGGTTCATGCCAGCACGGTCATAAGTGTAGTAGGAGTCAGATTGGAAGTTTACGCCAACAGTGGGGAAAACCTTGTCGGCAATGAAGTTAGATTGTTCCTGTACATAAGCTAGCGTGAGGTTAGTCAGCGGGCTATCAACATGCACTGCGGAGGGAGTCAGCATAGGCATTTTATATAATCCTTTTCTCTAATGCTGGATATTAGGCGACGATGTTGCCGCCAGTGATGAGTTCGATCTCAATGATCTGACCGTCAACACCAGCTTCTTTTGCGTAACCCATTACAACGTCACCTGCGGCAGCAGCCAAGGCAGTACCGTCAGCGCCAGTCTGTACAGCAGCACCAGCAGCAATCGTGCCACCAGCTTCAACCACAACAGAACCAGAGCGGACAACAGTCACAGCTTTACCAACAGCAGCACCCACGATGCACACACCGTAGCACTGTTCGCCAGCGGCATTTGCGAGGTCTACCAAACCATCAGCTTCCAGAGTTACAAATTTAAACTGTGCGGACGACAGATCGACGCCAGCAATTTCAGTACGAGTATCACGGCTTTGCATAACAGCCATCTTTAGTCTCCTTTATAGGACTTAGTGATAAGAGCTTTGCCTTCATCGGTCTTTGCTACAGCAGCATAAGCCTTGGCGTATTCACTCTTCTTAAGTTTATGTTCGTCCATGTAGGACTTAACAAGGTCATCCAGCTTGTCGGCTGCACTGGAGAAATCTCCGTCAGCATCAGACTTACCAAATTCTCCCATCTTATCTGCAAACGCTTTGTCAGCAGCTTTGAGGGCTTCCATGAGCATTTCCATTTCGTCCATCTTTTCGACAGCAACCAAGAGTTTCTTAGCTACTTCAGTGGAGAAGTGGGGAAGTTCTGCTTCAGCACGTTTCGTCAGAGCGGCATCAGCCTTTTCAATCTCTGCTTCTTCCAGTGCCTTGAGGATGGGGGCAGGGACATCAGCTTTGTTGATCTTCTCACCACCATATTCGATGAACTCAGGCTCAACCTTCTTTTCGATTACGTCTACCTTTATGACATAGCCTTCGTCAAGAAGACCTTTACGGAGGCGTTCGTTCTCTGCTTTAAGGGTTTCAACCTGTTCTTTAAGAGCTTCAGAGTCTGCTTGGACTTCTTCTGCAACTTCAGCTTCATCAGCCTTCTCGGTAACTTCTTCTTCAGTTACTTCTTCAGCTTCATCTGCTTTTTCCATGTTGTAGTTAAGAGCTTTCATAGCTTCCTCACGACCACAACCTTTATCTTCCATGTACGCCTTTACTTTGGCTTCCATTTCTTCTGTCATTTTATTAACATCCTCTTGGGAGTCGTCACGCTTAAAGAGACTGACCATAGCCTGTGCATTAGCAGGACGGTCTACTAAAGACAGTTCTTCAAGCATGAGGTTCTTCAGAAGCGTTGGCATTAGTCAATCTCCTGTTTCATAGCACGGCCCCC